ATATTTAAATAACTAAGTTATGAATAAAAAAACTAGCATGAAACCAAGCAAAAACCAAGAAATTGCTATTTGCCTGGAAAAATTATACAATAGATTTGCTTTTACAGATAACAATTTATCTCTTGATAGCGTAAAATCCATATGTGATAGCCAAGAGTTTGACAATAAAGGTGAATTTATAAAAACAAGCATAGGTAAACTAGATACTACATACTGTGCTATGCTATTATTTATAGCAGGTATAACTAATATTATCAAACACAACAATAGCGATGAATTCATAGGTATAATTAATAGCCACTACAAAATGAAGAGATTGGTTTTGGCTAAATACCCATCAAATGATATTTTCATTGATATGTTTGATTACATAAAGATACTTGTAACATACGGTATAAAAACAATGTCTCATCAACCTGCAGCAATAAAAGTTCCGGAAAACGAATGGGAGTTAATAGATATCTAAAACTTCATTCAGTTTATTGTTATACCATATTTTATTATAATAGGAAATATGGATAACAAATCTAATAAAGAAGAATTTACAGATTTACACGTACATCTTGGAGCATGTAGTTCATCAACATTACTTTGGGAATTAGCACATAAACAAGGTATAAGACTGAATGATATAAAAGAATATTGGGATTTTATAGAACTTATCAATCTGCCAAAAGATGTTGATCACCAAAGATATCTTGATAAATTTAAATTATTACATAAAATTCAATCGTCTCCTGATGCAACAGAACATTCTGTTTACAATGCTGTAAGTCAATCTTATAGGAAATCAAACATTACTCTTTTGGAAATAAGGTTCAATCCTGCATTTAGAACCAATAATGAACATTTCGATATGGATTATATTATATTCAGTGCCATAGTCGGTATGAAAAGGGCAGAAATGATGTATCCTGTAAAGGTAGGATTAATACTTGAAACTGACAGAAGCTTTGCTCCGGAATTATCATACAAAATAGCGGAAAAAGCCGTTAAATTTAAAGATTCAGGTGTTGTTGGTTTCGATATGTCAGGTTCGAACCATTCAATTGATTTCAAAATTTCAAATCATAAAGAAGCATTTTTCCTTGCTCAAAATGCCGGACTTGGGTTAACCATACATGCTGGTGAAACCAAAAATTCAGCACATGAAATAGAAGACATTTTTAATAATGCGATAAATCCGGATAGGATAGGACATGGTATAAGATGCATGGATAGCCAAGTTTTATTAGGTGATATATCAAGAAGAAATATCCATTTGGAATTATGTCCTACATCAAATTTTGTAACAAAAGTATCAGATATCATAGAATATAAAAAATTACTTAGCTTGTTACATAGCTATAATATAAGGTATAGCGCAAATTCAGATGGTCCAGAACTTTTAAAAATAAATGTTAAATCAGAATATCACACGCTAAAAACTTTATTTGATTTACCAGAATGGAGACTTGATTTAATGAAAAAATACGCAATTGAAGATTCATTTATAAACTGATTCAATAAATAGTCATAGTATATTTTATTTTACCTATATCCCAGATTCTGTGATACCCTTGTTCTGTACGTAATTGGAATTCTGATTTGCCATTATTCTTTTCATTAGGTTTTAATCTCATAGAAGATTTCATATATCTCTTACTATTGTCTGTCCAATAATAATTTGGTTTACAAATATATTGTATTTTAAATCCCATTTTTTCATAAACCTCACCACTGTATAATCTGATATCTGCAAATGTACTTATTGTACCACATAATCCATATTTTGATATTAAATATTTTAGTAGATAACTAGCCGCACCATGAACTCTGAATTTTGGATTAGATACCATCCTTACTAATTCAAAATCATCTTTTGATTGTCTAGTCGTGTTTGATATAGATAGTAGATAAATTAATTCATTATTGTATTTTAAACCTACATTGTATTTTGCTGGTCTGTAACCAATATAATGAAAATTATTTGATATATTTTTTATTTCATCATTTGTTGGTATAACGATTTCGCATTTTGATGGGCGAAGTTTTATAAATGAATCTAACAATCCCAATTTTTGTTTGATTAAATTCTTAATTATTTCAGTCTTATTAAACCACTCATCACTATAAATTACCATTAATTTAATACCAAATTCATCACATAGTTTTTTCTTTTTAGATTCTTTTTTTGCAGTAAAATCATTGTGCCATTTTAGCCCATGGTATTCAATTCCAATCTTGTGAGAAGGTATATAGATATCCAGTTTTATATTCCCATCTAATTGAAATTCATTTTTACCATACAATGCGGTTATACCAAGCGATTCTATAAAATAAGCTATATCTAGACTTTCTTTTGATAATGATCCACTAACACAACCACAACTTAAAGTCTTACCTCTTTTTATGTCACCTTTACTTGGTGAAAATATACTTTCACATAAAGTACATAAACATTTTATATGACCATTTTTATCTTTTTCTAAAATACGGATGAATTGTGTTTTAGACCATTCTATTAAAGAATCAATATCTTCATTTTTTGGATATGGATTTATTTTTCTAGCATAAACAAGTTGCTCTCTGCAGTTACCGCAAGAACTATTTCTTTTTGAAATAAATCCACCAACTTGTCTTATTGAAATATTACCACATTTACAACCAATTATAAAAGACCTTTCTGTTTTTCCATCTTTTCTTTTTATTGGCTTATCTGTTCCTAGAATTTTTACTCTACCATACCATGTACCTACTAAAGAATTATGTAGCAAAATTTGGCATTCACCACAAGATTTTTGTCTCCCATCTAAAACCTCTTTTGTTCTTATCAATTTTGTATTCCCACATTCACATTTGTATAAACCTTTTATTGATGTTCCTTTATGAAAAATTTCTGGTATATCATCACCCCCCAAATAAGTTAGTTTATTAAATTTTTTACCAATTATTGATGATTTGTTGATTAATTTACATTTTCCACATCTAGGCTTTTCATTTTCAACTATTTTACCGAATCTATTTCTTTCAAAAATATTCCCGCATTCACATCTAAAAATAAATTTTATACCACTAGCACATCTAGACCATCCTTCTGGTAACTCATCTATATTAATTAATTCTAAATTTTTTGTTTTCACATAATCAATCCATTCTTTTTTGGAAATCGGTGATGATTTTGGATTAAATCTTTTACTACTCTGACTCCTTATACAACCACATGATTTTGTATAGCCAGCCATAACAGATTTTATAACTATTTGTTTCTCATTCCCACATTTACAAATAAAAACAACTTTATCATTTGTAGTCTTATAAATCTGATTTGGTTTTGGTGAAAGCCAGATATTTTCTGGAAATATAACATCACATAAATTTTTATACATGTCTCCCCTTTTCCGATTATATAATCTGCAAAAAATAATTATTACAGTATGAATTATTACAATAAATATAGTCCAAAACAACCTATAATTTAGATATGCTACTTATGTTCATTTTCATATGTAAAATAAATCTAAATTGATTTGAATCTCTTATGAATATTAAAGTTGCAGAAAGCCGTAACACATCAGATTTTTTTATTCCGGGTAAAATATCGATTGTACTCGATGCCCAAGCAGGTAGTTCTGGTAAAGGAAAAATAGGAAGCTTCGTTACAAAATTTGCTGATGGTGCCTATCAGTTTGTTTGTAATACTTTTATGCCACAGGCAAGCCATATAGTTCAAGATTATGAAACTTCTGAAATTTGTTATAAGCAATTAAATTCTTGCGCTCATAGGCATTGGGAATTTCAAAAACTATACATAGGGCATGGTGCTGTTATATCATTAAAAGCACTTCTTGAAGAAATTGAAATAACAGGTATCCCACGCAGAAAAATAGGTATTTCACCAATAACATCAATAGTTCAAGACATTGATAAATTCTATGAAGAGGGTAAATACGGGTTTGATGGTAAGCAACTTTCAGAAATCAGTGATGGTACTATAAAGAATGGTTCAACTTGTTCAGGTGTTGGTGCTACAAGGGCTAGAAGGGTATTAAGAGATAAAAACATACTTTTAGCAAAAGATGTACCAGAATTGTCTGACATGATATGTGATGTTCAAAGGGAAATACTTGATAGGCTTGAGCAAGGTCAATCAGGTTTATTGGAAATAGCACAGGGATACCAATTATCAAATGGTTTAGCCGAATTTTATCCGAATTGTTTGTCACCACAATCAAAAATTTTGATGTCTGATGGTAAAACTAAAATGATAAAATTAGTTAAAAAAGGTGATGAAGTTGTCTGCATAGACGAATTTGGGAAAAGACACAATAAAAAAATCAAAAATGTTTTTAAAAGAAAAAGAGGAAACGACAAACTTTTTAATGTCGTAACAGAAACATCAACATATCATGGATATGATAACACTTGGATTGGTGGGGAATTTACAGAAAACCATGAGTTTCCAACTAAAAGAGGAAATATAAAATTAAAAGATTTGAGGTCTGGAGATGTTTTATATAACAATGAGTACAGGATTACAGAAACTTGTAAACAAATAATAATTGGTTCATTGTTGGGTGATGGCAGTATTTGTGATTTAACAAAATACAAAAATAGGTCTGTTTTTTCTGAAACTCATTCTGAAAAGCAAAAAGAATATTTACAATTTAAAGTGGATTTATTAAAAAGATGTATTGGTGGAAAAATTATGAAAATAATTACTAGAAAAACATCCTTTAAACCAGGAGAAACAAATTATAGATATGAGTCGTCTACTCATCATAATTTAAGAAAATTGGGTTTAAAGTATGGATGTATTGGTAAAAAGAAAATAAATGCGAAAGCCATGGTTGACGACATGGATTGGAGAGCTATCGCTATTTGGTTTCAAGACGATGGGCAATTACATAAATCTAGACTTAACAGTAAAAATAAACAATATGAATATTTGGATGTTAGGTTATTTACATTAGGATTTTCCCATGAAGAATGTAAAGAATTATCATCTGCTTTAAAAGAAAAATTTGGTATTGTTTTCGGTGTTCATAAAAACAAAAACTATTGGCAATTAACATTAAGTAGAAGGCACAATGACTTGTTTTTTAAAAACATTTCACCATACATACACAAAACTCTAAAATACAAAATACCAACCAAATATCGTGATACTAATTTTGTCTTTGATGACCAAGAAAATTTATTTGTAGACACTGAAAAGATTTTACGTGTTGTAGAAAAACATGTGACTAGGAGAGACAGAAATTATGTTTATGATATTGAAGTCGAAGATTTTCATAATTTTTTTGTTGGGAATGACAAAGGCTTTATAAATGTACACAATTGCACTTCTAGGAATTGCACTGTATCCGCAGGTCTTGATGACATGATGTTACCTACATCGGTTGTAGGTAATGTTCTTTTGAACCTCAGAACATTCCCAATAAGGATAGCAAGCAAGAAATTTATTGATAAGAAATCCGGAAAACATTTAACATGGGATGAAGTTCAGTCAGGGAATTTCGATTATGAAGAGGTTAAATCATATAGTGGTGATGGATATGAAGACCAGAAAGAAATCACATGGGAACAAATAATAAAAGATTCCGGTGCTAAAATACCTGAATCAGCCATATTGACTTCATTAACAAAATTACCTAGAAGGGTATTTACATTTAGTAAAACCAACCTGATTGATGCAATTAGGTTTAATCAAACGGTAAATAATGTTTATCTTTCATTAAATTTTGTCAATTGGGTTGATGGTGAGATGGAAGGTAAAGCAGATTTTGTAAGTCCTAAAGTGCAAGATTTTATAAACGAAAATCTTGCAGGTATAATATCAAGATTTACAAATGTAAAATTGCGCTACCTAGGAACTGGAAAATACACAGAAGATACAGTGGTTCTAAAATAACAAAATTGGCTAATGAGAATATCATTAGCCAATTTTGTTTTAATAACAAACAATTAACAAACAATTTATTGAAAAAATTAAGTACAATCATTATTTTTGTTTCACTAACAAATTTCAATCCAACCAAGTATGAAGGCTTCCGCAAAACGTATCCAAGTTTTAAGCAAAAATTTCTATATTAGCAAAAAAGAACACGATTTTACAAAATTATGCACTGAAATACAGCCAATGGTTTTTGCTGTAAGCATGAATGTTCTAAAGGATTATGATAAAGCTATGATAAATGTAAACGACGTTTTACTAAAAATTTATAATAGCTTTATGGGTATAAAAACAAGCGGTAATGCAGCAGATTTTTTATATGATGATGAGAAACCATTTGTGTCATATGTTTTCCTTGTTACCCACAACAAGGCTAAAATGAAATATAATAAGTATAAAAATAGTCCTTTGAAAATGGTTCTTGAAGCTTCCGCAGAGGAAGAAGATAGCAACCAATTAGTTGATGTGTTGCCAGGAGATTCTAAACATTATTTCGATTTAAATAGTGAAATATTTTGGGATATACTTGATGATGACATGGGTATAAGGTCTAAATATGAAGTAATAAAAAACGGTGATGGTACATTTACTGTTTTAACAACAAGGAGCAAAAATTATATACCACTATCAATAAGAAACAAAGTAAGGAAACAGGTAAAGAACAATTGTGATGAGTTAGAATATAATGATAGACACTTAAAGTTGGGTTTATTTAAAGGTAAAATATCAAACGTGCCATTTACCGCAAACCAGCTTAATTTATGTGTAAATAAATGTGGTAGTCAAAATTGTTTAAGTCATATCATATTTGGTGTATCTAAAAAGATAAACACGTCATATATAACATTATCGAAATCACATTGGTGTTTGTCTATAACAGATGGTAAATCTGCCGATATAGCAGATGAAAAATTTTTGGCAGAATTACACAAATGGCTTGATTATACATGGAAACAGCAATGTGATATAGCACCAAAAAGGCTTGTATTGGAAGATGCTATGGAAGAAGAATTTGAAGTAGGTGAATATTTACATAACAATAATAAGCTGCAGTATGAAAAGATATTAAACATAGTAAAAAACTTTTCTAGCAGCGATGTGCTTTTAGAAGCCATAACATCTTGTCAAAATTATAGGGATATAGGGGAAAAATCAAACCATAGCTCTAGTGCTATAAAAACAAGAGTTTTCAGAGGAAAACGAAACATACAGAAAATAATTCAGGCAGAAATATTATATGATAAAATCATAACTTGCAATAAAATCTATACCGGAAATATAAAACTATATCATGATAATGGTAAAACAAAAATGGAAGGTAGTTTTATAAATTCGGTAAGAAACGGTAAATTTACTTTCTATTTTGACAATGGTTGTGTTAAGAAAATCATATCATATAAGAACGGAAATTTAAACGGAGAATACAGAGAATATAACATAAAAGGTGATCTTATTATGGAAGGTCAATATGAAAACAACAACAAGCATGGTTTGTGGAGAACATATAATGAAAAAATGTTGTTATCAAAAACCGATTATTGGCACGGTGTTATGGGATATTATGAAAAAATAAACGATAACGGTGATATAATAAACGGTATAGGTGAAGGAAAAGAAGTACGTGAGGTGGTTATGGGATGAATATCTTAAACCACTAGGCAACATAATAATAGACTTCAAAAACAAATCAAACAGTGATTTTGTTATAGTTTTAAAAGATAGAGAATCAATCTATTTCTATCTTATTCCAGGAAATACTTTTATAAAAATAAAAGATGTCTTATTGCCAATAGACATTTATAAAGATTGTATATCTTCGTTTTTTAAAAATCTGGCAAATGAAGATATGGAAGAAAACATGGTATACTTTTTATTTTTATCAGATGTGTATGGTGTAGAAAATGATATACTTCATATGACAAGACAAACTGGTATACATAAATTAGCAAGTGATTATCTTCAAAAAATTTACGAAGTTGATAAACAACTTTACAGAGAAGCTATAAATGTTTATATAAATAAATTTATTGGAAAATGAGCGATACTTCATGTTAATTCATCATATATAGATGAAAATGAATTAACATGATTCCTTATAGCGCATTTAAACAGATTGTTTTAGATAATAATATAAAAATATATCCATATCAGCCGGGAAAACGTAGAATTTACAGTAATGATAACATTTCATTTGATGCAAATATAGTGGCTGTTAGACCATCTGAATTTGTTTTAAAACAAACAGAATTTAATTTTTCTATGACTTACAAGATAGAAGGTATTCTGTCTGTCATGGGAAAAGAAATACCAACCCACATGTTTAAGCATATACATGTAATAAAAAATGGCAATATTTTACTTGATTACCTATATATAGATGAATCGACAGAAGAAGATATTTTTAGTCCTTATATAAAAAATGTGGATATTTTTTCTGCAGGAAAAGCAATATCAGTAAGAGATATATTAATGGATGAACTATTCATCACTGCCACACCTGAACAATATGCACAAGCTTGTATAGACAAAATGGAAGGTGAGGCTTTTTTAAAGGTATTTAATTTTTATAATGAAAAACCGAATGTAAATGAGATTAGTATACCAAATGTAGATATAGATATAGATTATTTAAAAAGTATAGGATTAACAAATAATGGATTCAACCCAAAATCTTCTTTTGTTAAAAAGACCACAGAACCACCTGTTAAGGTATCTATAAAGTCATTCAGCAATGTACCTTCTGTAAATAGTGTACTAAAAAAGATGGATGGCGGTAAGAGCCTTACACCATCGGAAGTTCTTGTACACAAATGCATTGAAACATATAACTCGTTACCGAAAAGTTATAGTGTGGAAAATGCTACAATGCATATTGATTTGTATGTACAAGGTATTAAAAGTAAAATAGATAAAGCAACAGATATAATAAGAGGAACAAATTATTCTGTTGTTTACAAAGGATATGATTTTGGTACAGATTTTTTGAATTGTGATATAGGTAATTATGAAGTTGCCATATCATTAAACAAAGGTTATGAGAACAACGAGCGAAACTTTGAAAGGAATGATGACAACTAATTTTGTTATATGCATCAACAATAGCGGTGTTGAAGATGAAATAGACGTATGTGAAGTGCGTGAAATAAGCGAAGCCATAATAAATCCAATAACAGGTCTTATGAATTTCAAAGTATCTGAATCAGGCAAATTTTTGGATAGTAAAAGGTTTAAACCTTTTATGTTTTCACCTAATTAATATAGGTAGTATCTTTTTCTACTGCCGGATTTGACATAGTGCGCAAAGCTTTGGTTGATTTAAACCAAAGACTTACAACAGATTCTATTATAGCACCAAATTTTTTCATTATGGGATTACCATAAATTTCAGAATTTGTATTTCTCAGCATTATTTTGTCTTTATAATCATAACCAAGATTATCATAACTGTTAAGTCTGTTTTTTGCTATATTATATCTAGAACCTTCCATTTTTAATCAATAAATTTTATTTTTAAATTCACAGCACACATTCTGTTATTTTCACTATCAAAACTATCATCGTATGTTATACCGTCTCTGTCAGACCAACCACCACGTATTATAGGCAATTCATTATCGTTTACGAAAATATTACCCATTTCATCGAAACCTGCATTTGCATCGGTAGTTCCTTGTTTTGCCAATAACTCATTTTGTTCTGATAAAAATATAACTTTTACAGAATCAACTGCCTGGATATTATCAATTTCTTTTACTATATCAGAATGTGGTAATTTGTTGTGTTTTATTCTTGGTGTTAGTAAATATTTGTTTAATGCAATCTTCATTTGTTTTCTTAACTCAAGTTCTATAACAGATTTACCATTATATTTTCTGAAAGCATCAACAAAAATATACATGACATATCTCCTTATTGTCGGTTTAACTGTTGATATAGAAATGTTACTTGATTTGTTACCTGATTCTTCTATTGAGTTTAAAAGCCTTATTTCTTCATTTTTTGTCAACAAGAATTTTGATGTATCAACAGAAAAATAATCCTCACTTGAATTCATTCTGTTTAGAATGTTTGGTATGAGAATGACTTTATAATTATTTAAATCGTTTATATTGTCTCTATACACCCTTATTGATGAAAAAAAATTCATTTTTGAGAAATGATAATATATTGATTTTTCATCATGTATAATCAAATTCCTAGATGTATAAGGAGCTATGAGTTTTGTTAATTCAGGATTTTCAAAATCAGAACCAAAATTAGGTGGTAATGTTATTGCAATATTGAATAACTGATTTAAATCTACATCATTACCTTGATAATCAAAACCACTATCAGTGAATTCCATGGTAACATTTTCTTTTTCTGTAAAATTACCTACACTACCATTTGTTACTAGATAGTCAACCCTTATTTCAGAACCTAAAACCGGAACTTTTGAAATAATTGATTTACCGAAAAACACATCGATACCAGAACCATATCCGGTTTTAACCATACATCCTAATACCCCATATTCCATATCATATAAACTATCATACTTTGTAGCTAATGAACCATTTATTGTTACATAAACTTTTTGGTCATCAATCATCTTACCAGCTTGCATAGGCACTTCAAAAGATTGCATATCTTCTCCAGTACCTGTGAAAGTTTGTGATTCATATTGACCTTCAATGATTTTTAACCTTATGCTTCTTGATGATTTTAAACTAACAGGTTTATCATCATTATCTAGCTCAAGTGTATATGTTAATCCATTTTCTTTACATTTAAGACGCATGTGGTTGAACAAATATATTATATCTCCCGGTACACTTATATTATTTTGCTTTATTTGTAAAGATATTTCACCTATAGCACTTTTACCCCTTGATGGATTATGTCCTGTAAGTCTAGCTCTACCATATATGTTATGGGTTCTTTTTGCTTCAAGTATGTTTGATTCTGTTGATATATCCTGTTGATAATAAAAAACAAGATTTGATAGATTTTTTAAAACAAGCATTATTTGACCATAGCTAGTAGAATAGCTAAACATCTCTGATGCTTGTTTGTATAATTTTCTAAAATAATTTGAGCCATCTTCAAAAAGTTGTATGGCACGTATCCTGTTCTTCTGAAAAATATTATCCATTATTAAGATATTCTAAATTGTAAAGCCCTGGTACTATCTATTACAAAATCTATAAAACAAACTTCTCTAACTATTCCTTTGCTAAATCTCACTATAATTTCTGTTTTGAATAGATTGTAGTATGAACAAAATGTTGTTATTTGTTGTACTATTTGATTTCTTATTTCTGCTTCATCCAAATCCATTTCATATACCAATGATTCCAAATCTAAACCCATATCGGAAGCACCCAATACACTACCATTTTCACTGCTTAATATATTTCTTATTTGATTAAGATATATTTGTAATTCACTTTTTAACTCAACTGTCCGACTATTGTACAATGAATCACCTTCCGATATGCTATAAAGTTCAACTGCAGCCATTATTTTTTGATTTTATCATGGTTATATTGGAAATCTATTTCATTATATGTTAATGTTAATGTAAATTCTTTGCTCACTATATTATTATCTTGAGTAGCAAATTTGATATCTGAAAGCCTTTTCATCCTTACATACCTAAATATGATATTTAAAACCACTTGATCGGTTATATCTAATACTTGCAAATACACTGGTGGAAAAAAATTTTTTTCCACAGTCCTATCATTTTTAAGGAATTCAAGAAATTGAAAATGCAAGATGAACCAATTTAGATATGATTCTTTCATTTTCATATCTATATCGATTTCCTTTAGCATATTTTCTTCGGCAGGTTTGGAACTTTTAAATGTTCTAGTCCTACCTTTATCATAATGTTGAGCAGCACTACCTTCATCAAATATTCCTGGTATAGATGTTCCGGTTATATTGGCATTTAAATAATCCGTTATGTCATCATATGGTAAACCAGCAGCATCGGCATAAAAATGAAATTTATCTTTCACTTTTTTGTCGATAAAATTTTTCGGGAAATAAAACCGAAACCCATCAGGTACTGCATCTCCTAGCATTATGGAAAGTTTAGTTATTTATTATACATATGATAGATAAAAAGCATGGAAAGTACCACTGAAACAATAAGAAAAGAATTACAGAATAAAAGTTATAATGCAATAGTCCTATCAAACAAAAGGTGGTTTAACAATACTTATATAAAACAAATAGAAACACCTATTGAAAAACATAGTCCTAGCGAAATGTTGATTCCTGGTAAAATTTATACCTTCCTATATGATCCAAAAACAAAAGATAGGTTATCTTTTTATGATTGTCAGCCAATGACTTTAATATTAGGGCATTTACCATCAAAAGATGGCAAAGGATGGAATGCGTTTGGTATTAATTTATCTTACATACCACCCACTACTAGAGCAGCAGTCTTGGATAAAATAATAACCACGTTTAATACGATGATTATAAAGCCAAACATGGAATCAATAAAAAGAGGATTACAGGTCTCCCAAGATGTAATGCCAATAGAATATAAACTTGCTAAAAGATTGCTAAAAGATTCCGGTTTTGAATTTGCTTTGAGGTCTTATATCTATAAAAGAATGTATTTGTTTCCAAGAATTATAGACTATGAAAATTGGTGGAAGTTAACTACTTTTACATCTGACTACATAGAACTTCTTTCAATTAGATCAATTTATTATAGATATAAACGTCAACTTGATGATGACTATCGTATAGGTCGTAAAGAAAAGAAACTGAAACTGAAAAAATTCACCCAAGCAGAATTGCGTAAATATTTGTTTGATAAAAAAGATAAATAAAAATGTTGGGTGCAGTCAATTTACTTTAGAGCATATATTGGATACCACAAAACCTAGTGGCTTAATGGCTAGATTAAAAGCTTTTAATCTAGTTGGTGATTTCATAGCTGCCACATCATTTCTTCCTGAAAATACAAAGTCTACAATTCGCATATGGCATTTGCGAAATAAAATATACGAAGTGCCATTATGTAAAAACCCTGATTGTAAAAACCGAGCTAGATGGTATGAGAATAAATATGGCAATTATTGTTCTAGAAGTTGTGGAACAAAATGTTCTTATGAAAAATATAAAGCGACTTGTTTAGAGAAATATGGTGCAATAAGTGCTTCATCAAATTTAGAAGTTAAAAATAAAATCAAATTAACAAATATAAAAAGATATGGATATGAACAGGCATCCTTATCACCTATTATTAAAGAAAAATTGAGTAAAATTTCAGCAGAAAGAAAAAATACAGCAGAAAATAAAGAACAATATAAGAAAATTTTCTTTGAAAATAATAAGCATCTATACACTTACCCATATGAATTAATTGATTATCCTTGTAGAGGACAAATTCGTATAAGGCATCACATATGTAATAATATTTTTGATTCAAATGTTAATATATGGTCTAGTAGAAAAAGACAAAATATAGAACAATGTACAATTTGCAAGCCAATTGATAAAACCCCAAAATCATCTAGTGGTGAAGGGCAAATTTATGATTTTATAAAACAAATTTATAATGGTGAAATTCAAATAAGGAACAGAAAAATAATATATCCATATGAAATTGATATTTATATACCTATTTTAAATTTAGGTATTGAATATAATGGTGATTATTGGCATGCCAACCCAAATTTTTATAAATCAAACGATGTTATATGGAGGCAAACTGCAAAACAAATATGGGAGCGAGATACTAAAAAGAAAATTCGCTGTGAAAAACATAATATACATCTTTTTATTGTTTGGGAATCAGATTGGCTAAATAATAAAAATTTAGTAAAAGCCGAATTAAGGGAGTATCTTTACGGTAACAAAAAATGATAATTTACTTAAACACAACCATTTTTTGGAATAATATATATACTAAATAGTATTAAATCATTCCATGGCTAGTCCTTTTGGCAATACTTCGTTTTCCACAGAAATTTTTAGTAGATTAAAAAATCTACCTAAATATATTGAAAAAATAACCAACATTAGTGTTGATTATAATGACTTGATTGACAAAAACAGGATTGGTGCTTCACCAAGAAGAACTGACATCATCGATACAACCGATGATATGGGGTTATCAGATATATTACGTGGGATTGAGAATATCAATCAGTCTAATATACCTTATTTTAGTAAAAGATACCAAGAAAGAAAAAGACAACTCATAAGGTTTGCTGCAAACCCAGAAATTCAGTTTATAGTTCATTCTATAGCCAATGATGCAATAGCTTCTGATGAATACAATATGTTTTGTACTCCGGTGTTGGATATTCCCACCATGAGAACAGAGATAAAAGAAGCTGTTACATCAAGATTTAATAAAATATATTCTTACTTTGGGTTTAATGAAAAAATAACACCTTGGGCATATATGGTCAAATGGCTAATAGAAGGTTATTTGGCATTTGAGATAATATATGATAATAAAGATAATCCTAGAGAAATCATAGGCTTTGAAGAAAGAGACCCGACAACTTTAATACCCCTTTTTGTTGAACAAGAATATGCAAGAGATGGTGAAAAGAAAACAAGAAAAGTAAAAATCTGGAAACAGATAGTAAAAGAGAGAACAGGAAAAACAGTAGTAAAAGATATACCTGATAATAGTATAGTTTTCATAGAATATAACCACATACCAGGAAGTGATGGACGTTTTGCTTACATAGAAAGACTTATAAGAAATTTCAATCTAATGCGTGTTATGGAAAATACACGTGTTGCATGGAATACAATGAATGCGCAGTATCGCATAAAACTTATAATACCTGTTGGTACTAGGACATCTGGTAAAGCTAAACAAGCTTTATCTATGGTTACTAACAAATATAAAGAAGATTTGACTATTGATCATGATAGTGGTGAAGTTAATGTCAATGGTCAACCTCTTATAAATTTTGGTAAGTCCATAGTATTACCATCAAGAAATGGGCAAGAACCGAAAGTTGAAGGTGTATCTTATTCTGGTCCGGATTTAAGTAACATGGAACCAGTAAGGCATTTTGAACAAAAAATGTGGAGAGATTCAGGTATGCCTTTCAGCAGATTTGATCGTGAAAAAGGTGGTGGAACAAGCATAATTTTTAACAACGGTACGGAAGGTATTCCTAATGACGAAAAGAATTATTATAAAATGGTTAACAGATTCCGTAGGGAATTTGATGCCATCATAAGAAAGCCTCTATATTTACAATTACTTCTTGATTTTCCTAATCTTAAAGAAGATATGGAATTCAAATCAAAACTTGGTTTGAGCTATGCTAGTGATGATGTTTACATGCAAGCCAAGGAAGAAGAAATTGAAAACCACAAATTACAAAGAATAGCTGCATATGAAAAACTTACGGAAATAGACGGTTTAACACCAATTTATTCAAGAAAATATTTGTATGTAGAGAAATTTAAATTGATGACAGAGGATGAGTGGGATAAGAACATGAAAATGAAATTACAAGAGATGGCTACTATTGCAATAAGGCAGCAAAAAGGTATGTCATCATTACCAGTCATATCGGCAGCAAATGGTAGTATAGTTACACCGGAAAATACTCCCAAGGCTCAAGTAAAAATGCCACCTGATTTAAGTGGTTTAAGCAATTCTGAATTAGCAAAAAACGCTACGGAATTAGCTAACAATACTAATAATAGTATAGAAACAGTCCAAGAACAGCTTAAATAAATTCAATTTATTGTGTGATTAAACAAAATTTCGTAATTTTGTAGAATTATATTTAAATTACAATAATTAAATTATATTTTATGAAAAATAAATTTATTGTTTTGGTGATTTTTATAACATGTGCAAATATCATGTTTGCTCAACAAAAAATCACCACTTATTATGATTTCCTAAAAAAGCATATTAAAGAATTATATACACTTGACCAGAATGGTATGTATCACGGTGAATATCTAGCCTATTATACTGATGGCAAGATAAACGCCAAAATCATGTATAACCATGGCAACAGGCATGGTAAAGACATCCTGTATTATAACCAGTATGGTTCATATGGTTTAGCCCATGTTTACAACTGGAAAGATGACTCCCAGGAAGGTTTGCAGCAGGAATATACCGATGATGACGGTAATCAGTATTACAAATATGTAAAGACCGAAATTTTGGTGAAAGATGGTAAACGTCAATGGAAGAGAATATACAACATCGGTGATAATGGTAAACGCTTTATCGCACTGGAAGAATCATATGACGGTGTGAAAAAAGCATTCTATAAAGATGGTAGGCAGTGGTATGAAATAAATGACAATGGCAGGAACTTCCAAGACCCGAATGTTGGTACACATCTGGAGTTCACAAATGTCAAAGGCAAAAAGTATGGTTTGTATCGTGAATGGTATCCAAATGACCAGTTGCATTTTGAATGCAACTATTTGTACGACAATATTGATGGGGAATTCCGGACTTATGATGAAATGGGTAAGTTACAGTCTGTTGACTATTACATTATGGGTAAGAAGCTGGATAAAATAGATAGTTCCAAGACCGTAACAGATGGTTCAGGGCATTTTAAGATGTTTTCCGATTCAGGTTGGTTACTTATAGAAGGAACCAAAATCAGTGGTCAATTACAGGGAGTAGTTACTTACTACAAAGAGGATGGACGAGTTCGCAGAACAGTAGAATATAGAGATGGAAAGCTAAATGGGAAAATGACTACATATTACAACGTATCATATAGCAGTTTAAGAAAAACTTATTGTTGGTGTGGGGGTAATAATAGCTATGAAAATGGGCTTGACCTAGAATGCATGAGAAATGATAGCTTAAATACACACGCAATAGCAAGTGAATATTTTTATAAAGATGGAATATTAGACGGTATTTGTTATCCGCTTTATTCATGGGAAGAAGGATATAAAATGGATGAAAAAGGTGAAGTCATCATGTCAAAATGCAACAAATTCATACTACTATCTATTGAGCAAAATGATACCGTTACAAAAGCCGATACCATTATTGCTAATTATGAAAATAAGCCGATACGATATAAAAAAATTTACTGTGGTAATTCCTTAAAAGCCTACATAATTGGTGAGGGAACAATTAGGGAAAATTGGGAAAAAGGTGAATTAATATCAAGACACAGCTATTATAACAGAAGCTGGTATTAAAATAAAGTACCAGATAACTTTTTAAGTATTTCAGGTGTAACAACATTACGAGCAACATTTTTTATAGCTTGTTGACCATACCCAGCTTTGTTGTTTGCCACTAAACCCATACGCACTTCTTCTTTGTTGTTTTTACCTGTTCCTTTACCAGACGTACTTATTATCCTAACTTTTTCTTTTGATGCATTGGTTTGTTCTGTTCCGGCTATAACAGGTTTATAATACATCTTACCATCACCATAGTTGTAGATAGATTCAACTGCAGCTTTATCCCTAGGCATACCTTGCTCCACATTTATAACAAATTTAAGATTGCTTGGGAAATCATCTATGCCTATATGTCCACTATGTGTCATTTCCCAATCTTTAACTATAAGATTACCCATTTTCATCATAGGTCTATATGGATTACCAACTGTCATATGCCATTCACCAGTTGGCTCACTAGATAACAGTGCTTTAAACCCAACCAATTGTGGACGATTTTTTGCAGCTTTTTGGTCTAAAACTACACCACCTACAGTTTTTACTATCTGTGATAAAGCGGATGAAAAATCCATGTTCATTATGCTATTCACCACATTTTTCAACATATCAAAACCAGTTAATATACCCTTTGACATATCATCAACAAAAGATTGTAAATATGTGCCATAATCACCACGGTAAAATGCTTCTTGGTCGCCTAAAAAAGCATATTGTGGGCTATTAGGAAAAAATCTGTTAGCTCCACCCCAAAATTTAGCATGATTAAATGTTAAAGCTAACATGTTACATATTACATCCATCATTGCAAGTCTTGGATTGATATTTGCATATGAACGCAGTGTATACTCAAATGTTAATTGGAAACTCATATTGGCTTCTAAACCCCTATCACGTATCGTAGTTTTCACTATGGAATTTACTGGACCATATGGTTTTCTTGTATAATCCTCTGTTGTATAACGTGCAGCATATTGATTTGCTTCTTCTTGTTTTTGGCTTAGATCACCTTTGCCTGTTAATACCGACACAGCACGACCAAAATTCCCCATTAAACCAGAAAAAGGTGTGTTTTCATATCCTGCAACTGTATCACCAGTAACTACATTTACTTCTGATTCTAACTCTTTCCAATTTAACTTACCTTTAATTTTCATGATGGATTCCATATCATTACCAGTTGGCTCACCCATGTAAGTTATAGCCTGTGCTATCGGCTTAAAACTTCTTTTTCCACCCCATTTTAAATTATCATGTGTTGGGTGTGGGTATCTACGAAGTGTTATAAGTCTATTTAGTGGTATAAATGCATAATATTTTGCATACATGAAATCCGCTGCATAATATGGTGTTGGATATCTTTCATTTGTCAATTTATTTGCTTCTGTTTCATTTGTAGCCCACTCTAAATTTCTAGAGAAATCATTTAATAAACCTTCTATGGTTGGTCTCCTATTTTCTTTTGGAAATGCTTGACTTGTACCCAAATCTCTCCATTTAGTTGTATCTTGCTCACATGCTTTGTGATATATTACAGCAAATCCGTTCATTAATGAAGGAACAGTATCATCTTTGTCTTTTGCTATAAGTTTTTCTCCAGTTTTTCTATCGGTTGCTATATTTCCATCTTCATCCAAAACTTCTAATGCAAATTCACCTGGAGATTTTTTACCATATGCATCACTTATATTTTCACCAAAAACTTTAACATTTATTAGCTCACCTTCTTTATCGGAAGGATTTCTATCATCTTTTATGTTGCCTGAATTGTCAGTATATTGGATAGCATCACTATTGAATTGTTGAGCACCCTTTATATCATTTTGTATTTTGTTATCATCAAATGCCGTTCCTGTTCTGATGATATTACCTAATCTATCTTTTTTGATATAGCCACCTATTCCCTTATTAGGAAGTGCACCAACAGCCTTATTGAACAAAATTGTTCCCATATATTATTTATCAATAGCTATTTTTAATTTGTTGATGACTCAAATTCCCATTCTCTACGAAGAAGTTTAATTTTCATAGAAAAAGTTGATTTATTGTAAATATAATAAATGTCGCTTATT